ATTGCGGAGAGGGGGGGAGAATGCGGCTGTCCAAGAACTATTAGCCGGAATTCGATCTCCCGTTATAAAGACTAATCAGACTCACTACGTTGATTGGACTAACACAAGGAGTGTATCCGATGTTCCAGAGCAATGATAGACTGTATCAACTTACAGAGGCCGCGATTCCTTGCCATCGTAAATATAATAGCTATGAACGGTTATCGCGAATCAACCACTGCGGTCTAATGTTTACCTACGAGAAGCGTAGCGTAGCGGAGCACACGTTATTTGCGCTGCTCCTGCACGAAATGTTTTGGCCCTGCTTTTGTGTGGATCAGGTAAGAGTATCTCGTGGTATTCTTAAGCACGATTGGCCTGAAGCCTTTTCAGGGGATATTCCCTATCCCTTCAAAAATTTTGCTTCCGAGAAATTTCGGGAAGAACTGTATTCGGCGGAAGTCACCTCCATGGATAGGGTAAATGAGGCGCACCCTGATTTGGGTCTAAGCAGTTTGGAGTTTCGAGTTGTCAAGTTCTTCGATCGTCTCGAACTGCACCTTTACGCCACTCAGGAACTGAAGAAAGGGAACCCCGATCCGGAAATGGCTGACGTTTTGAAGATCACCACAAATAGTTTGTGTGAAGAATTGGCCTCACGGCGTTTGCCCGAGGACAGTTTAAATCCCTGTATTTTTTGCAGGAATGATAAACCCGACGGGAATGGCCGATCGAACTTTGAAACCCTTTGTGGTTTTATCTTGGCTCCCTTTATTCATGATGAAAAAGGGAGAATACCCATGGAAATTAAAACAACTTTGTATCAGGAAATTCGTCTTCAGATATTTAATGGGAGTCTATTCGATGGCCCAGCCTAAAAACTTCAAGACCCTATCCGAAGAATTTCTAAGTCGGGGGGATTCTCTGGGAAAATTGTTGGGCCACAAAAATGCTTCCTATGGAAGTAGTGCGTTTGTGGTGGGTCGATTCTTTTCTCTGTTGTGGCCCCAAGGAATTCCTCCCGAACGAATGCGGGACTCCTTTATACTAGGTAGAATATTCGATAAGATCATGCGTATTGCCCACGCACCATCTGCACTCCAGGAAGACCCTTGGACTGACCTCGCAGGATACGCCTTGATCGGGGCCGTAGCATCCTCACGTGGATCCGGTAACGAGTCGGATAACGGTTTGGTGGAAGATCGTCTGGCCGAAGCCATACAACTGGCTGTAAGAAAATACCGCCACGAGCGGATCGTTCCAGAACCCACCCCCATCGATCCGCATGCGCTGCTCCCGTATCTGCTCCGGGAACTGACTTCTGTTATTTCCATATTAGGGGATAGATCAGATGCCGACTCCCAATAAGAAAACCGTTGTGGCCATCAACCCAGTGGCCATGAGATTGTTCTGGTATTGGATTCAAGAACGGTATCAGATGTGGGTTCGGCGTTTTCTCGAACACAAAACCGTTCTTACGGATGATCCAATTCTTCGGGACTATCGATTCACCAACGTATTCCGAGACCTCGATCGCGGAACTGTTTGGCTGTTTGAAAAGATCATTAGGTACTCTCCAACCTACGACGCCCAGTTGGTATTCAATATAATTGCGTATCGCCTAATAAACCGTCCTACGACCCTCATGAATTTACCATGGGGATATCCTTATGTAAACAAAAATTGGGGTGCCGCTGGGTGGAAACGCTTCGAAGAGGGTCTCCGAGAAATAGCGGATACGGATCCTGTTTTTGGTTCAGCCTATATTATACGGGCGGGAGGGCCAGGATCAAATAAGATTCGAGAGACCGTAAAACGCCTTCGCACAATTTCGAATTCTCTTCCTTGGTTGTATGATATACTTTTGGACAAGCCCAATTTACGAGACTACTGGGAGGCGCTCTGTAAACTGCCCGGGATAGGTGGTTTTATAGGGTACGAGATCGCTACGGATTTGACCTACACACCGTTTGGGTGTTTCACTCCCGATTATTTACAGGATAGTTGGTGTAACGCTGGGCCAGGGGCCAAGAGAGGCCTACGTAGGATATTTTCCCCTGCTCCGCCCACCTCTCCTTTGGGTTCCGCCATGATTAATTTGCATCTGACTGATAAGGCTGCCCAAGTTCTGGATACCCCGGAAGATTTTATCTACTATCTGTGTCGTAACCAGGAGTGTCTCCTCCAACGTTTCTTTTCCGGAACCCCCTTTAGTCTTACTTTGGACGTGCGAGCGATAGAACATTCTCTATGCGAATTCTCCAAGTACTGCACAGGGCTGGAGGGCCAGGTGGATAGACGGATCAAGCGGCGCTACGTCTATCGACCTCAGGAGGAACTGATCCCGGCGGATGGGTTGGGCTCAGAACAGTTGGGAGCAAATGCGCACGCACGTTTATTTATTCGATTGGAGGATAAAGCACATGAACTTGCCCGCCGAAATAAACAATTCGGGGTATCCGGCTCGAGTGCATTTCTTCCCGCTTCTCGAATGGAATCAGAAGAATAACGGCAAGCGGATCGAACTCACTATCGGAAAGGAAATTCGAACGCTTGTATTTGACTTCTTTCAGATTGTTTCGGGGGATTCCGAACCAGAACTCATGTTGGTTGCCAACGGCGGAGACGTTATGGTCTCTAATGATTTGAACGCTTACGCCCTTTGTGGGTCATTAGATCCTCTTACCAAGCTGAATCTGTTCTTTTGGACCAACAAACTCGATTCACAAGGAAGTCTTGCATTTGAAATCTGGGAGATTAGAATAGATGATAAAAGGAAATAGGTGGGTCCCGTCGGATTCCGCGTCTTTTCTATGCGATCGATGCAGTCTGTGTCACGATTGTCGTAGCAATTGCATTCGACCCGATGGTCCCGCCGATGCAGATATTCTCTTTGTTGGGGAGGCCCCTGGAGCAACGGAAGATGACGAAGGCGTACCCTTTGTGGGTGCTTCCGGAAAACGTCTTCGGAGTCTTGTAGAACGAGCCAACGATCTGGAGCTAACAGTTCGTTTCACTAACACCGTACGTTGCAGACCTCCCGGAAATGCGACTCCTGATTCGAAGAACATAAAAGCGTGTATGCGTTGGTTGGGGGAGGAGATAAAAGAAACCGACCCCAAAGTAATAGTTCCATTGGGTGGTACCGCTCTCAAGGCATTGCTTGGACTCAAGTCCATTAAACAAGCGCGAGGAAGGAAGATCGTTCAGGGAGGAAGAACCTTCTTCCCGATGTACCATCCTGCGGCGATTGGTTATGATCCTCGACTTACGGACACGTTCATAAAGGATATGAGTGTTCTGTTCGACGAAAGCACCACCGCCGAAATGAAGGTTCCCGAAGTTCATATCGTTTCTCCGGAAGAAATATTACGGTACCTACGGGATAAGAAAGAGTTTGCGTTCGATCTTGAAACTACGGGCAAGGATCCATGGGCAACGGACGCCAAGATACTGTGCATCGGGGTCTGTGCTGAAGACGATATAGGGTTGGTTAGCTTTTATTCCGAATCCGATATTGCTGTGTGGCGAAAGGTATTTGACCTTCCCTGTGAAATAATTGCTCAGAACGGAAACTTCGATGTTCTATACCTGCAAGTTGTTGTCGGAATTACCGTAAACAATTTTGTCTGGGACACAAAACTTCTTAGCTACGTACTCGATCCGGCATCCGCCAAGCACGATTTGGCCTATATGGTGGCTGTTCATCTTCCTGAGTACGCTGGATACAAGACCGTTTTCAAGGAGAGCGTTAGGTCTAAGTCGCCGAAGAAATCGGTATCTATGACCTCCGCCTCCCGGAGACAACTGGCGGTCTACAACGGAACAGACGCTGTCTGTACTTTTACTCTAAAGAAGCGGGTGTTCGTTCCACGTTTGGAGAAAGAGGGGTTGACCGATTACTACCATACAATTCTTCATCCTCTGAATGGCCATCTTAGGACAGTTAGATCGAACGGTGCAAAGATTGATCTTCAGGCATCTGATGCGTTGGCCAACAAGTTGTTTGCCTCCATTCAGGCGATAGATTTAAAGCTTAGCAAGACCAAGGCTGTTGAGGCGTTCTTACGATTACACCCCAAAGCTAAAATGGTAACTACGAAGTTGGGGGAGAAGAGCGCTTGGGCATCTCCCAATGTTAAAAGAGAGATTCTATACGTTCATTGCGGATTGGACACAACGTACGTAACCCCCGAAACAGGGATGCCCTCAACAGAGAAGGACATAATCGCCCGATTCGATCACCCTGTTGCTCGTGGTTTGGTTGAACGTTCAACTTTGGTTAAGCTGCTTACCACCTATACAGGTACCGCAGTTCGAAAGTGGGTTAAGTCAGATGGATTAGCCCACAGCAATTTCAACA